CAGGGAGCCGTGTGGGGGAGGCAATGCTTGTGCTGGACTGGGAAGGGCGGTCCAATCCGGCATTTGGTGTGAATGACCGGGAATGGGTGAAAGCCTGGTGTAATTATATTTCAACAAAGACCAGCGTCAATCCTGTGATTTATGTGCAGCAAAGTATGATGAGCCGATTGCAGAATATCGGAAACTATGGACTGTGGGTAGCGCAGTACGCGAGTATGGAGCCAATCGGGTACCAGGAAAATCCATGGAATGAGGGTGCATATGCCTGTGTGATGCGGCAGTACAGTTCTTCGGGAAGATTAAGCGGATGGAATGGCAATCTGGATTTGAATAAATTCTACGGAGACCGGCAGGCGTGGAGCCGGTATGCTGGAAAAGGAAACCAGACAACTTCAGAGAAACCTTCTGAAGAGGAAGAAAACCAGGAAGGAACTACGCTGGATCTGGTTTTTCGGACGATGCGTGGAGAATTTGGAAATGGGGAAGAACGGAAAAGCTGGCTTGGAACCAGATATGGAGAAGTGCAGGGGATGATCGACTATATTTCCGGTGCCAGTACAGAGACACTGGCAAAGGAAGTGCGTGCCGGGAAATATGGCAACGGGGAAGTGCGGAAAACGGTTCTGGGGAAACGGTATGAAGAAGTACAAAGCAGAGTCAATGCCGAAGAAAACAAGTATCATATCGTCAAATCCGGGGATACGCTTTCGAAAATTGCAGCGATATACGGAACATCTTATCAGGAAATCGCAAGGTTGAACAAACTACAAAATCCGAATCTGATTTATGTCGGTCAGAGGCTGCGGATCAAATAACCGGCTAATAGATTTGATATTCAGAATCTGGTCTTTGAATTCAGTAATTTGGCAAAAAGAGCTATTGTTTTCAGCTTTTTGGTGTGCTATGATGAAAAAAATGAATACACAGGAGGTTTTGGGATATGGATAATAACTTAAATGACCAGATAACTGAGAATAGTGAAGGGGAGGAAAAGAGTCCATCTTCTTACACCGATCCCAATGCAGGATATACAGAAGCAGAGCCGCAGGCAAAGAATGACAATAGCGTGCCAAAAGAGGCAGCGGACGATAATTTAAAGCAGGAAGAAAAAAGTCATCCGGCATATACTTACGGTGAAATGCCAAAGTCAGAAAACGGAAGCGGTTACGGACAGTCAGCACCGGACGGAAGCGCTTGCCATTCTGGAACTTCGGATGGAACTTATGAAAATAATACTTACAACGGAAATTCGTATTATAACGGAACCAATCAGAGCGGAGCTTATACCAATGGGTACTCTGACAACCAGTATCAGAATAGCGGTTATAATACCGGATTTAACGCGAGCGGCTATAATAACAATTACAATAGCCAGAACAATTGTCAGATGCCGCCAAAGCAGATGGATCTATCTCCACTTTCTACCGGAGAATGGCTTTTAACGATGATTGTCGGAATTATTCCATGTGCGGGACTGATTCTGTATATTATCTGGGCGTTTGGTAATAGTGGCAATCTGAACCGGCGTAAGAGAACAGTGCTATTACAGCAGAAAATTCGATTCAGCAATGAACATTCTGATTGCAAGTCTTCAGAACGAAGAACTTGAAGAAGGAGAAATCGCAGGAATTGCGCTTTCCATTCTGGACGGAAGGGCAGAAATAAAAGGGACATACCCAGACGGAGACTACAGACTGGAATATCTGGAAGTACAAGACGAAAAATGGAAGCTTGGAAATTTGATCGACAAGATTGCAAGAGAATTGGAACAGCAGAAAAAGGAAAAACAAACACTGTTGAAAAAGTATCTTTTCGTTTTGGACAGTCTGGAAGAGTGGGAAAAAAGAAGCCTGAATGATGAATACTTCGAAGAATGGAATGAAAGATTGTTTGAAGACATTCCAGCAAGAGCAGAAACACAGGAACGCGGCGGGCTTCTTGAAAGTTTCTTGAAGAGAATGTCAGACGAAGAAGAACACACAACGGAAGACTACGGCTGGCTTGAACCGAACGGAACATTTCACGGAGTAGAGTGGGGAGAACATTCGAAATGGGCTGACGGCTGGCTTCGTGATAACTTGACGGAAGAAGAATATGAAGAAACAGACTGCAAATACAGACTGTACAATTCGGGTGACGCACTTGTTGATCGTGGCTGGATCCTTCTTCACAATCCATCACAAGGCATTGCATATCCGACAGAATCTGAAAACCATGTGCGGACGAAAGCACAAAAAGAATTTTTATACGACTACTACATAGAAAGAAAGTGCTATTCAGAAGCGAACGAGATCTGGAAAGAAGGTGAATGACATGATCGGCAAAATCACAGTTCAAGAAGCAGCCGCAGTGCTGCACGTATCACAGCAATTCGTCAGAATCGGAATGCAAGAACGTGTTCTTCCGATAGGAACTGCGCTGAAAATGTCTTCAAAATGGACGTACAACATCACGGAAGGAAAGCTGGCGGAATATGCGGGCGTCGATCTGGAAGAAGAAATCGCGAGGATCCGCGGGGAAGGGATAACAGCATGAAACTTGAAGAAATGATCGCAGTCATACAGAACCCAGACAGAGTGCGGATTTTCAAAGGTAAAGAACGGCTTTTCATGGGCTTTCGGGCTGCTTTGATCGGCGGATTCGGAAAGATCGACGAAGTAATGATCGAACACGGGAAAGACGAAGTGAAAAGCTTTCGTGCATGTCCAGAAATAACGCACAAACAGTGGAAAGAAAAAGGACTGATCCCACCAGTGCAGCCAGAGGAAATGGCGCAGTACAGTTTCAGTGATCTTCAAATGTCGCTGTACTACGACTTTTATATATAACACGAAGCAAAAATCACTTCCGACGACAAAATAATAATCAGAAAGGAAATCAAAGAGAATGAAAAACAACAAAATCAAGATCGCGGGAGTGATCAAGGACAAGCCGCAGTTGATTCTTGACGCGTCAGAATATGAGCGTCGCAGATATGAAACAAAGCTTGTGGCAGAAAGAAAGAGCGGAACAGAAGACGTGCTGATCTTGCAGTTTGACGGATCCGCAATGCAGGAAGAAGACTTTGAAAAGCTGGAAGTGGGAACGTGCGTGAATGTAACGGGGGAGATCAGAACAGAGAACGTCCGCGAAATTATACCGACTGCGCCGACAGTAAAGATTTTCATTGCAGCAGGAAAAGTCCAGATTGTAGAAGCGATCACTGAAAAACAGAACGTCGTTAAATTGTGCGGGCATATCTGCAAGGATCCACGCGCAAGAGGAACTTCAAAGGGAATACATATCACAGACATTATGATCGCTGTCAAAGGAAAGAAGAATGTCAGCTTCATTCCTTGTATTTGCTGGCAGAACGTAGCAGACGCAGCGGGAAAACTGAAAAAAGGAACATACGTGGAAGCAGAAGGACGCTTCCAGTCAAGAGAATATAAAAAAGCAATCGAAGGATCTGCGCCGTATCTCATGACAGCCTATGAAGTATCAGTTGTACAGCTGGGAGTTGCAGAGGACGACGCAGAGCAGGAAGACGAATAACACGCACAGAAGGAAGGAAAGTATATCATGATCAAATTATTTACAAGAAGACAGCATGAAGAAACCCATAAAAGAGAGAATGCGAAAAGAGTTGTGATTGTCAAAGTAAATCCACGTTGCGCAGGGCAGCAGGCAGAGGACATGCACATGATCGAAAGACTTTGCAAAGATATTCTGATCGCAGAAACACACGACGACGTGCTGATCCAGACGGCGATCGCTGTCGGATATGCGAACGCAATGAGGATTCACGGGATCATTGAAGATACAGAAGCGGTGGACATTGTGGAAATGCTGGGGACAATGGGTGAAGATAAACTTCATGAAGTGGAAAAAATCAATGCAAATATTATCATGCGCAGATTACGAAAGAAGGTGATCCAGTGAGCGAGTATAGAAGAATCATTGCAGTTGACTTTGACGGGACACTTGCAGAAACAAAGTTCCCAGAGATCGTCGCACCGAAGCTGCGCATGATTCAATTTGTTAAACAGTTGCAGCAGCAAGGCTGCATTTTGATTCTGTGGACATGCCGCTGCGGAAAAGATCTGGAAGCGGCGTTGAAGTTCTGCGAAGAATACAGCTTGAAATTCGACTACATCAACGAAAATGTACCAGAGAACGTGGAAAAATGGGGCAATGACAGCAGAAAGATCTTCGCACATGAATACATAGACGATAAATCATGGTCGCCAGATCGCGAATCAATGTGGGGAAGATCTATGCGGAAACTACAGAGAAGGGCAAAGAAGCAAGGGGTGATTGCTTATGTGATCGCTATGCTTTTGTATTTTGCTACAGTTTTTATTTTGAAGCATTTTAATGTGATTTAAGAAAGGAAGGTGCAAACATGGCAGCAGCGCAAGGAACATGCAGATTTTGCGGGCAGCAGATTCTTGTCGAAGACGGCGAAGGAATGACGGAGCCACAGCGGGACGAATGCGCAACGCTTCACTGCGAATGCGACGACGCGAAAGTGTATCAAGAAGCAGCACTTCGGAGAGATACAGCAAAACGGCGCGTTGACGAGTTATTCGGAGAAGGAGCGGGCGAACACAGACAGCCAGACGAAGTGATCGGAGAGATCAAAAGCGCGGTCGATCTGATCTGTGACAAGAAAGCGAAGAACATGACATTGACGATCAGAACTGGGCTGAAATGTAGAATCATGCAAATGGCAAAGGACAAGATCAAAGTTGTTAGAGAAATGTCAGACACGGATTCATTCGAACAATAAAAGAAATGACCACAGAAAAGCAAATTGCACTTCCGACGATAAAAGAAGAAACCCACTTGAACGGGAATTCAAGTGGGCTTCGGCATAACATGCAAAAATTAAATTGATAAAAATATTATATAGCATGTATGCCAAAAAGTCAAGAAAATGGCGGGGTTGAAACCCGCGTGACGGACTTGTTAAGTTTATTATTTTACCGACAAAAAGGGGTTTACATACATGCCATACAAGAAGGAAGTTTGCAAAGCAGGAAAGACAAAACAGTACACGTATTACTACAGCATACGTGCAGACAAAAAAGAAGGATCCAGAAAGGCGAAAGAGAATAAGACCAGCGAAGCACAGAAGAAAGTGAATAGCAGGCAGGCAATAAAAAAGCTGACATGGATCTTGAATGCTAACTATGACGGAACAAGCCAGTACATAACATTCAGTTATGCGAAAGACAAAAGACCAGAGAATCCGGCAGCACTTCGAAAAGACGTTGAAAAATTACTGCGTGGAATAAGGGCAGCACAGAAGAAGGCTGGAACAGTTGCAAAATATGTCTGGGTTCCAGAAGTGGGAGAAAGGGGCGCAGCGCATGTGCATATGTGCTTGAATCACATTGACACACAAGTATTGAAGGGGCTGTGGGATAAAGGCTGGATCACAATTAAACCTATGGACGACAGCGGACAATACGCAAAGCTTGCAGCGTATTTCGTGAAGTATTCGGAAAAGACCATGAAGACAGCGGAAGGATTCGGGGGCAAGAGATACAACAGCAGCCGAAATCTTGTGATCCCAGAACCAGAGAAAACAACGATCAGAAGCAGGAATGCATATAATCACACAATTCAAGTTCCTTCTGGCTGGTATCTGGACAAAGAAAGCGTTCGCGAAGCATGGCACGAAGTAACGGGCTTCATGTATTTCACATATACGCTTGTGAAAAATGGCAAGAAGAGAAAACAAAAGAATCGTGATACATATTCGCTGAATCTGGAAACTGGCGAAATTGAGATCACAGAAAATCAGCAGGCAGAAAGGAAATAGAACGAAATGAAAGCAAAATTGAAAGTTTCGGTTGTTCCAGACGGAATTGAACTGATAGCGGGGAAATGGTATGACGTTCTGGACGTGGAATGCCACGGAGAAAAGGGCAGATTCGGAGAAGTCAAGAAAGTATTGATTCAGAGCGAGAAAAAGCGGGATCCAGAGTGGTACAAAGCAGAATATTTCATACTGGCGGCAGAAGCACAGGCATACGCAGACAATCAAGCGGCAGCAGGCGCAGCACAGCCAGCAAGTTTGATGATAACAACAAGAAACGCTTTAGAAATGCAAGAAGGGCTGAAAAAACAGATTGAAGATTCGATCTGGAAGAAGGCAAATGCAAACTTGATGTTCGGAGCGTAGAAAGGGGGTTCAACATGTACGGAAATTTGAAACGCGGTGAAGACACTGAACAAATGGGAGTTATTGACTGGGCGAATTGGAACACGGGAAGATTCCCAGAATTAAAACTTCTTTTTCATGTTCCGAATGGTGGAAAAAGAAATGCAGCAGAAGCAGCCAGATTCAAAGCAATGGGCGTCAAAGCAGGTGTTCCAGATCTATGTTTGCCAGTAGCACGCGGCGGATATGCTGGGCTGTATATCGAAATGAAATACGGAAAAAACAAGACAACAGAGAAGCAGGAAGAATGGATTCACAGCTTGATCGAACAAGGTTATCTTGTGAAGGTATGCTGGGGCGGGCAGGAAGCAACGGCGACACTGGAAGAATACTTGCAGCAAGGAAGAACGATCATGATAGATCCGTTGAACAGCTGGAACATGACGGAAGAAACAGACTGCATGGCGTCGGCACTTGCAGCGGCAGCAGTACAAGGGACTTGCCCGTTTGGAAGAAGTTTTGAATCTGAATTCTGTCTTCCGTTTCCAGAAGAAGGCGACTGTGCAATGTGCGTAAACAAATACATGATGATCTGGCTTAAAAAGATAGCTGGAAGATTCTTAAAAGGCGAAGGCAGTGCCGAAAATACTGTTTGACTGGAAATCAAAGTCGCGGAAAGTGTCATACATGTGCATGATATGCGGGAAAAAGTATGGGACGAAGCAAGAAGCGCACACTTGCGAATGGGCTGACAAACACGGAGCGACAAGACATGCAAATGGAATAAAAAAACAATCGAAGGAAAGAAGGAAAGAGAATGAAAACAATATCAGTGATCAACTTGAAGGGCGGAGTTGCAAAGACAACGACTTCGATCAATCTGTCAACATTGCTGGGGGATCGGTGGGGAAGACGTGTTCTTCTGATCGACAATGACAAGCAGGGAAATACAAGCCAGTTTTTCGGGAAATACATAAAAGACGCGACATGCGGATCAGCAAGAATTCTTCAAGGCGAAGAACCAGTGATTTTCACAACAAATCATGGAATTGATCTGATCAATGCAAACATGTCACTGGAAACGGCGGAAAATAAACTGCTGAAAAGCAATGAACGGCAGGACGTAAAATTGAAACAGTTTCTGGAAGGAAAAGCAAATCAGTACGACTTCTGTATCATTGACAATCCACCAGCTGTCGGAATGTGCGTGATCAATGCGTTATGCGCTTCTGACGAAGTAATTGTGCCAGTAAAGCTTGACAACTGGGCGATAGACGGAACGGAAATGATCACAGCAACAATCGAACAGCTGAAAGCATTAAACAAAAACTTGAAAAAAATCACAGTTCTGATCACGGACTTTATAAAAACGCCAGAAAGCGTGGCTGCGGAAGAATGGATCAGAAAAAATTGCAAAGTACCAGTTTTCAAGACGAAGATTCGATTTTCGAAGAAGGTCGATAGCGCAACATATTACAAAGAGCCGCTTGACAGATATTCATTGATGTGCGCGGCAGCAGTGGACTACAGAAAACTTGCAAAAGAATATCTGGGAAAGGAATAAAAGGACATGGAAGGATTCAACATTATGGACATTCTGAACGGAACAACAACGGCAGCAGCTACAGTGGAAGCATTCAAAGACGTCAAACTGAATTATCAGTCAATCATTGCGACGAAACACAACAAGTACAGCATGGAAGAGATCGGAGAACTGGCGACGGGAATTCATATGGCAGGGGAACTGCAACAGCCGCTTGTTTTGGGAAAGATCGGCGAAGAATACTGGCTTGTATCTGGACACAGAAGACTTGAAGCAATCAAAATGCTGGTAAACGAAGGCGAAGAAGAATTCGCGGAAATTCCTTGCAGATACAGAGACATGACAGAAACAGAATTCAGAATGCAACTTCTGATTGGCAACACATTCAACAGAAAAATGACGGACTATGACAGAATGACGCAGGCGGCAGAATGGAAAGAAGTTTTGCAGCAGGCAAAGAAGGACGGAACCTTCAAGCCAGAAAAGGGAACGCGAACGCGTGATTATATTGCACAGATTCTGGGAGTTGCGCCAGCAACAATCGGAGATCTGGAAAGGATCAACAATAATGCGACTGACGCAGTAAAAGAACAGTTGAAAGAAGGCAATATGAAGTTGACGACTGCGGCGGAAGCAAGCAGGCTTCCAGAAGAAGATCAGAACAATATTGCAGAAGCCGTGGCAGCAGGCGAGGACGTGAAAAGCGAAGAGATCAAGCAGCTGGCGAAAGAAAAGAAAGAAGAAGAGCATTGCAAAGCAACAATGGATCAAATGCAAGAAACTGTGTCAGATACTGACACAACAGAAGAAGAGAAGGAAAACGCAAGACGACTTCATGTTTTGAAAATGCTTGAAAAGTATTATATATACATGAGCGAAGACGATCTGCGTTGTTTGGACGCAATGCTGGAAGATTGCAAGAGAAGAAAGCGGGAATATGCGCTGGAAGATTGCGGGGTGACTTCATGCGAATAACTATTGAAATTGACGACGGGAAGGACGTCAAAGTAACAAAGATTGAAGAGCGGGAGCAGGAACAGCCAGAAGGAATGGAAGAACTGACGCAGGAAGAAGCAGAGAGATTCGAAACAGCTTCGGACATAGCGAGTTATTGCGAATATCTGGAAGAAAGCGAATTGATACAGTTGAAGTTGATTGCGGCGAAATGCAAAGCAAGAAAGGAACGTGAAAAATGAGAAAAGGGTTAGTGAGAGATTCAGAAGAAATTGTCAAAAAAGAATTGCAGGAAGCAAACAAAGCTTTCAGAGCGTTCGAAAGCACACATGAAGGATATGCAGTTGTACTGGAAGAATTCGAAGAATTGAAAGAAAGATTCGATCAGACAGAAGAGATCTTGAAAAATGTGTGGTTATTAACAAAGCAGAATGCAACGAAAGAAACATTCAAAGCTGTGTTGGAAGACGCGAACGCGATCACGATTCAGCTGGTGGCAGAAGCAGTGCAGACAGCAGCAATGTTCCAGAAATTTGAACAGTTCAACGGAAAGCGGGTGTGAAATGGATATATATGAAAAATATATAGTGGCACAAACAAAAGGAGATATAATTCAAGGAATTCAAAGGCTGGGAGTTCAAAAGCAAATAGCACACGCAATAATACAGAATCAAGGAATGACGGAAGAAGAGATTGAAGAAAAAATACAACAGAAAGCGGGTGTGAAATGAGCGTGGCAGCAGTAGTCATTCTGATTGTAGCAGTTTTCGTGTATGCGGAACTTGCAATATTTGCAGGCGCATTCATGTATCTGAAAGCAACACGGAACACGACAGAAGCAGAAGACAAAAAGAAGATACGCGTATACAGCGTGATAGCTGGAATTTTCTTTCCAGTGACATTCGCAATCATAGCAGCATACAAGGCAACGGAAAGGAAGTGAAACACATGAATACAACAGCAGTGGCAATCACGGCGATTGTATGTACAACATTAGTGATCATTACTTTGATCGGCAAAATCGGAAACAAGAAGGAAAGAAAGGACAAGGGCAATGAATAAAGTCATATTGCTTGGAAGACTGACAAGGGATCCAGAATCACGCTGGACACAGAAGCAGGGTTCACAAGAACAAACATGCGTTGTCAAATTCACGCTGGCGGTAGATCGTCGCGGACGAGATCAAGGCGCAGACTTTATCACATGCGTTGTGTTCGGAAAGTCGGCAGAGAATGCAGAAAAGTATTTGAAGAAAGGTTTGAAAATCGTGCTGTCTGGAAGAATTCAGACGGGAAGCTACACGAATAGGGACAATGTAAAAGTATACACGACAGACGTTGTTGTGGAAGAATGGGAGTTTGCAGAGAGCAAGGCGGCAGCAGGGCAGCAGGCGACACCAGACGACGGGTTCATGCATATTGACGACGACATGGACGAACAGCTTCCGTTCACATAAGAGACACAACAGACACGTCACAGAACACGCAGAGAGGGCGAGAACGGCAAGCTAATAAAAGATTGATAAATATATAGGCTTGTAGTATAATAAAGGCGTGAACGAACGACACACACAGCAGACGACGAAAGGTTTGTTGTGTGTGTCTTTTTGTTTGCATACTTTCCTTCGTGCTGGTGCTGCTATGCAGTAGCACCAGCAATTTGAAAGCGTGTGATTGTATGACGATAACCGAAGACCAACTTGAAGCATGGATCCGACAACTGATCAAAGAGAATAAACTTGAAAAGTTTTATAAATGGCGCGAGTGGCGAGAACTGTCGGAACAGATCAAGAAAGAAAATAATTATGAATGTCAGCTGTGCAAAAAGCGTGGCATTCATACACCAGCAAGAAGCGTTCATCATGTGCAGTGGGTACGGAAGCACCCGCGGCTTGCTATGTCAAGGACGTACACATACAACGGGAAAGAGTATGTCAATCTTATTCCATTGTGTGAAGCGTGCCACAATGAGCAACACCCAGACAAAAGGGTGAAGACAGAGTTCAAGAAGGAACATTTCGTGAATGAAGAACGCTGGTGACAGTCCCCCCGCCTAAAAAGAATCAGATTTTCGGATATGGACGGGAATCGGGGATGGGGGTAGACAAAACGGATAATCGCGCGCACGTAAGGGGGTGGTATATATGGCAAAAAAACCAGATACAAGAAGTGAAGACGTAAAGAGGATCACAAGGTCAAAACTGTATAAAGAAATTGAAAAAGATCTTCGGGATCAGCTGGAAGCAAACGGAACATTCGGCAAATTTTTCGACGATATGATCAGCGACTACATGGCAATGTATGTCACAAAAACTTTGCTTGTCGAAGATATACAAAAGCGTGGAACTATCGTGCCTTATAACAACGGCGGCGGTCAATCTGGATATAAGAAAAACGAAGCCGTGGACATGTTCAACAAGACGAATGCACAAATGTTGAAACTTCTTTCGGAACTGGGATTGAAAGCCAATGCCGCGATAGGTGGTGGCGACTATGGCGACGAATTATAGAGATATACCAGAACTTGCCGACTATATAAAAATGGTCGAAAACGAAGGCAAAAAAGGGTGCAAAAAAGTATCAAAATGGCAAAAAAAACTCATTAAATTTACAAAAAAAGTCTTCGAAGACGAAGATTTAATCATAAAAACAGAACAACTTGAAAAATACATGTCGCTACAGAAATATTTTGATTTTGGGTTGTTCGAATGGGAAAAATTCGTCTTTGCTTTGCATTGCTGCACGTTCCGTCAAGACGGACTTCCACGTTTTCCAGATCTCATGGTTTTGGTAGCGCGAGGAGCGGGAAAAAACGGCTATCTTGCTTTTGAAGACTTCTGTCTGATCAGTCCATATTGTGAAATCAAGCAATATGATATTGATATATGCGCCACAGCCGAAGAGCAGGCGCGCACTTCTTTCGACGACATCTACAACATTCTTGAAAACCCAGCACAAACGAAGAAATTGAAAAGATTTTTCTACTGGAACAAAGAAGTGATCACTGGTAGAAAAAACAAATCAAAAATCAAATATAGGACAAACAATGCAAAATCAAAAGACGGACTGCGATCTGGAAAAGTTGATTTTGACGAAGTTCACGCATACGAAAACTACGATAATATCAAAGTTTTTACCACGGCACTTGGAAAAAAACCACACCCGCGGCGGACATACATCACAACAAACGGCGACGTATGTGACGGCGTTCTGGACGATTTAATTGAAAAAGCAAAGCGTATTCTTGACGGAGAAACAAAGGACAACGGATTTTTGCCGTTTATCTGTATGATTGACGACGAAAAAGAAGTTCACGACGAAGAATGCTGGTACAAGGCGAATCCGTCATTGCAATATTTGCCGAATTTACTTGAAGAAACGCGCAAAGAATATGTTGAGTGGTGCGAAAACAGATCTTCTTCAAGTGATTTTATGACAAAGCGAATGAACTGGCGGCAAGGAAACAGCGAAGTTGAATTGACAAGCTGGGAAAACATACTTGCGACAAAGCAGGAAGTGTCAGAACCGATTCAAGGAGAAATGGCAGTCGTGGGAATTGATTATACAAAAATCAACGACTTTGCTTCCGCAGGAATATTGACAAAGCGCGGTGCAAAATACGTCTGGAAGCAGAAAACGTGGGTGTGCAAGAACAGTGCAGATCTTTCAAGAATAAAATACCCGCTGGAAGAGCCAGAAGAAACGGGAGAACTTGAAATGGTGGACGCGCCAGAAATAGATCCGAATTTGATTGTTGACTGGATAGAAGAGCAAATGGGAACATATTCGATACAAATGACAGCACTTGACGATTACAGATACGCACTACTTAAAAACGCATTATTGCGACTAGGAATAAGCTATGAAAATAAAAATATAAAGCTTGTTAGACCTTCCGACAAAATAAAGGTCGAACCAATAATTGACAGTGCTTTCAGAAATCACAATATAGTGTACGGCGATTCGTCGCTAATGCGTTGGTATACGAATAACACAAAAAAAGTGAAGTCAAAGAAGTACGGAAATTATGAGTATCAAAAAATAGAAGCAAAAAGCAGGAAAACAGACGGTTTTTTTGCTTTTGTGGCGGCTATGACAGAACAAGAATTGATCCCAGAAGAGCAAGCAAGCAACGACATTCTTCCAGTATTCACAATGTAAGGGGGTGAGAATTTGAACGCAGGCGATTTTTTTCAAAGAGCATTCGGGAAAAACCAAAAAATAACATTAAAAATGCAAATCGAAGAAGAAATCACAGAAGTTTTCTTCAAAGAGTTGGCGACGGCGTGCGCGGTCAATATGATCGCAAGCACAATCGCAAAGTGTGAAATCAGAACATTCATAAAAAACGAACAGCAGAAAAAGGAAGAATATTTTCTGTGGAATTATGAACCGAATCAAAATGAAAACAGCAGCGACATGATTCAGAAATTCATTACAAATCTGTGCTATGACAATGAAGCACTGATTGTTGAAGTGAATGGACGACTATATGTTGCAGATTATTTTTCACGCAGACAATATGCTTTGTATGACGACGTGTTTTCAAACATTGTGATCGGAGATATGACACTACAGAAGACATTTACTTCAAGTGAAGTGATATACATGCAACTGAATAATATTGACGTAAAGCAGCGACTTGAAGGATCATACACAAGTTACGGACAAACGATCGCAAAGTCAATCAGAAATTTAATCAGATCACATGGGCAAAAAGGGATTCTGGATATTGACGCACAAACATCAGCACAGAAAGACTTCACAGAGAAACTTCAAACGCTTATGGACGATAGATTCAAGCCGTTCTTCGAAGCTTCGCAAGCCGTTCTTCCGTTGACTTCTGGCTATAAATACACAGACGTTACAAAAGACAGCGGTTCAGCACCGACGCCAGCAGATCTGAATGAAAGAATCAACTATGAATTTGAACTTGCGGGGCGGGCGTTTAGGATCCCGAAATCTTTGATACTTGGCGACGTGTCGGACGTAGAGAAGATCACGAAAAACTTTTTGACATTCGCCATTGATCCAATATCCGAAAAGCTGGGCGAAGAGATCACGCGAAAAAGATATGGCGTGAAGCAGTTTGCAAAAGGAAACTATGTTGACGTAAATACAAACTGCATTCAGCACATTGATGTATTTGAACAATCATCAAACGCAGAAGGACTTCTTCGAAGTGGTTTATATTGCATAGACGAACTTCGAACAAAACTGGGTGACACAGCTTTGAAGACTGACTGGTCACAAAAGCACTACATAACAAAAAATTACACAGAAGCAGAACAAATGGATCATCTTGGACAAGAAAGGAGTGAATAAAGTTGAAGAAACAGCAGACACAAGCGCAAGCACATTATTGTTTCAAGCAGGAAGCGGGAAGCAATATTGTAAAATTGTACATTTATGACGACGTTTCAGAATACGGCGAATTTGACTGGTGGACTTGGGAATACAAAGAAAGCGAGACTTCCGCAAAGTATTTCAAAAAAGCACTTGAAAATGTGTCGGAATCCGACACGATCGAACTTCACATCAATTCATATGGCGGATCCGTCAAAGAAGGCGTTGCAATATACAACCTTTTGAAGCAGAAAAAATGCAAAGAGATCGTCGCATATGTTGACGGGTTCGCATATTCGATCGCTTCTGTTATTTTGCAGGCAGCAGACAGACGAATCATGGGACTGGGAACAAGCCTTTTGATTCACAACATGTGGTTGAGCATTACGGGAAATGCAGACGATCTGCGAAAGGCGGCAGACGATCTGGACGTTCTCATGGAATCAAACAGACAGATCTATCTTGAACGCGCAAACGTGACAGAAGAAGAGTTGATCGACATGATGAACAAAGAAACGTATTTGACACCAGAAAAAGCAGTGGAAATGGGATTCGCCGACGAAGTTGATAGCAGCAAAGACGCGGATCCAGAAGATGCAATGCAGGCAATGCAGCAACAGTTGCAGCAAATGCGAAGGACTATGGCAGAACAGAAGGAATTCAGAACAGAACTTCGCGAATTATACAGAACTGCAATGAAAAAGGACGACGAGGACGACACAGACGACGAGGACGACACAGACGACGAAGACGACACAGACGACGAGGACAACAACAGCGACGAGGACAACAACGGCGACACAGACGACACAGACGACAACAGCGACGAAGACGACACGGACGACGACAAAAAGAAGAAGCAGAAGAAAAAAACAAATCCGAAGGAAAACGGAAGAAGCCTTGCAGCTTTGCTGGCAAAGGCAGCAGCAAAAAATCTTGAAAAGAGGTAGAAAAAATGAAGAGCAAAGACGTAAAAGCATTAACAAGAGAAGAACTTGCACAGAAGTTCAATGAAGCATTAAAGTCAGAGGATCCAGAGAAGGTAGCGCAGGCAATGGCAGACATGGCAGACGGCATTCAGAGTGAGATCCTTGAACGCGCGCAGAGCATGGCAAATATTGAGCAGCTTGACGCGCAGGCATTGGCGGCAAGAGGGCTTCGCCAGCTGACTTCCTCTGAAAAGAAGTTCTATGAAAAAGTAATCGACGCAATGAAGTCAGAAGATCCGAAGCAGGCACTGGCACACCTTGACGTGACTATGCCAGAAACAATCATTGAAGACGTGTTCGAAGACTTACAGAGAGAACATGAACTTCTGGCAGCAATCAACTTCCAGAATACAACATATGTAACAGAATGGATTCTGAACAAGAATGGAAAGCAGAAGGCAGTCTGGGGAGCAATCACAGCAGAGATCACAAAGGAACTTGAAGGCGAGTTCGAAAAGCTGAATATGACAATGTTTTCTTTGACAGCGTTCCTTCCAGTTGCAAAATCTATGCTGGATCTTGGCGCAACATGGCTGGACAGCTACGTGCGCGAAGTACTGAAAGACGCTTTATATTGCGGACTTGAAGAAGCTATTGTGTGTGGTACGGGCGTAAACATGCCGATCGGAATGATGAAGGACATTTCAGCAGCAAAGAGAGACGGCGAAGTATACCCAGACAAAGAAGCAGTCAAGATCACGAAGTTCGACGCACAGCAGTACGGCGGAGTGATCGCGAAACTTGCAGTTTCCAGAAATGGTCGTCCGCGCAAGGTCGGTGCTGTGATCATGGTTGTGAATCCAGTTGACTATTTCAATAAAGTTATGCCAGCAACAACAGTTCAGCGTCCAGACGGAACATTTGCAAATGACGTTCTTCCATACCCGACAACAATCATTCAGTCAGAAGAAGTTCCGCAGGGGAAAGCAGTTGTCGGAATTGCTGAAAAGTATTTCATGGGCGTCGGAACAAGCAAAGACGGCGTGATCGAGTACGACGACAGCTACAAGTTTTTACAGCGCGAAAGAGTATACGCAGCGTTCCTTTACGGAAACGGAAAGCCAGTTGACAACAACTGCTTCGTTGTGCTTGATATTTCCGCACTTGAAGCAGCAACATACACTGTCACAGCATATTCAGAGAAACAGACAGTTGAAGTTGAGGTTGAAAAGAAAAGCTGGACTTCGGAAGAACTGAATGCAATGACAGTTGATCAGATCGACGGGCTTGCAAAATACATGAAGTATGAAATCACTGGAAGCAATAAGAGCGAAAAGATCGCTTCGTTCATTGAGAAACAGACAGCGGCGCAGGCGTAAAGAATAAGGACGGCAGCAGGGCTTGAAACCTTGCTGCCATTCATGAAGGTGGTGCAATATGGCGGAAACAGAAAAAGACGGACTTCTGGAAGACATTCTGAATGAGTTGGATATAACGTTCAAAGACGACAGACTGGAAAAGAAAATAGCTGGGATATTAAAGCGCGGGAAAGCCTATCTGAACGACAAATTCGGATCAGAAATTGAATTCGACAAAGACGGACAAGCAATGGAACTGCTTATTTCGTATTGCAGATACGGGCGTTCAAACGCAATCGAACAGTTCAAACACGATTTTTCGTCAGAATTGACAGCACTTGCGATTCGTGGAGCAATTCAGTCTCAAAAATCGCCAGAGAGTGCAGAAAGCGAGGAAGAGCAGTGAAAAGCAAATTTGAAGAATTCAACGACGGGATCATGAATCTGTATTCAGAGAACGAAAACGGAAAACTGGTTCGAAAATTTGAAGACAATCTGCGATTCGGCGAAGAGAATGTGAGCATTCAAAGGCACTATGCAGCACAAGCGGCAGATCAGCAAGTGGACAAAGTGATTCATGTACCACTTTTAGAAATTTTCGAAGCACACGACGTTGTTGTTATAGGCGAAGAACAATTTGACGTTGACAAAGTAGATAATTTGAAGAGCAACCAGCCGCCGATCACAAAGCTGACATTGATCAGATTTTCGAAGCATAGAAAGAAGGAATTTGCATGAATGTAAACGCAGGGGCAGCAGTCAAGCCAGAACAACTGGAAACAACGTTGTCGGATATGCTGATTCAGTGGTATGAAACAGAAGAAAAGAAATTCTTTGAAGCGATCGACGATTCGGCGGAGAAATGCAACGAAGCAGCGAAGTCATATCTTTCAAAGGGACACGGCGTTCTGACTGGCGAATACAAGGCACATTTTGCAGTTGAAAGCGAAATGCTGAACAAACACCACAAGCGGGCGACGTGGTATGTAGAAGAGCCAGAATACAGACTGACGCACTTGCTTGAAAATGGACATGCAAAAAGAAACGGCGGAAGGACAAAGTCAGTGAAACATATTAAACACGGACGCGAGATTGCGGAAAAGAATCTGGAAGAAAAATTGAAGAACATATGGCAGGGGTGACAAAATGGAAGATCTTGTTGAAATGCTGGAAAAAGAAACACAAATTCCAACTGCGGACACGGCTTTCACGCAGCCGCAGAAATTGCCGTTCACAGTCATACTTGACAAGCCAGCAGGGGACGGCGACGACTTCAACACACGCTTTTTCAATCACGATCTTGCAGTCGAATTCTACGCAGAGAGGATTGACAAAGCAAATGAAAAAAAACTGGAAGACTTTTTCGAACGCAGGAACTGGAAATGGACACGCGAAAGAACGTGGCTTCCAGACGAAAAGTGCTTCGAAACAATTTATCAAATATCATTCATAGAAAGGGTGTAAAAAATGAAAGGATCGAAAGAAAAGGTCACAATGGGAAGCGGAGAAGTATTCATTGATGAATTCAACGGCACGCTTCCAGAGTTTGAAGAACTTATCAAAACAATGATGATAGACGAAAAGCGCGCAGGCTGGATCAAGGGCGGGGCGTCTATTGAGTACAAGCCGACAATGACAACGGAAAAAGACGATCTGGGGCATATCGTAAAAGAGGTATTAACAGACGAGGAAGCAACATTCAAGACGGGGCTTTTCACTTGGAATGGCGAAACACTTTCAAAACTTTGTTCTACAGCAAGGGTAGAAACAAAAGGGAAGTACAGAATCTTGAAGATCGGCGGAACAAATAACGACGACGGCAAGCAGTACGTTATTCTTTTTGTACATAAAGATCCAGTTGAAGGGAATTGCTATCTTGTTATCGTCGGAAGAAATTCTGCTGGATTCACGATCACATGGGCGACTGATTCAGCAACAGTGATTGACGCTGAATTCGGCTGCAAGCCGCAGGACGACGAAGGAACATTGATTCAGTTCGTGGAAGAGATCGAAGAACAGTACAAAGCGGAATACACAAGCGAAGAATTGAACGTGCTGACAATTGATAATATCAAGACCATTGCAGCAGCAAAGGGCTACAACATCACAAAAACAACGAAGTCAGAAATTATTGCTGAATTTATTGCGGCGCAGGAAGCAGCAAAAACGAAGTAATTGTTGAAAAAAGGGGCTGGCGAAATCCAGCCCTATACACACGAAAGGAAGGAAAGTGTATATGAATTATAAAGTAAATTTTCAGAAAGCAAAAAGAAATTATATGGTTCTGACGTTTGAAGTGGAAGAAGGAAAGGAAAAAACAATTCTTGTGGGTATGCCGAAGAAAAGAATTTTTGACATGCTCATGAACATGAACGACTTCATAAAAGGCGAAGAGCCAGACAATGAGAAAGAAAAAGCTGAACGCAACAGAAAGATCATTGACGAAATGTATGAACTTGTAGCAATGATTCTTTCAAACAATATGGCTGGCGAGAAAATCAGCGTTGAGTGGGTTGAAGACATGCTGGAATTCGGCGAATTAAAAGAACTTCTGGAAACATATGTGAAGTTCTGCAAAGGCGAAGCAGTAAACCCAAACTAGCACTCCCGTTCTATCCGATTGACGAAGAAAACTTCTTTGACATGCCGACGTACTGGGAACACCTTGTTCATGAGTATACGGGATTGAATGTGAATGAAATAGAAGAACTGGAATATATTGACTATTTGCAATATAGGCGGGACGCATTCGTGCATGAAATGAACAAAACGGAAGAAGGACGGGAATATCTGGAAAACGCACACAGATTGACACAGACCGAGCCAGACAGAATGAAGGCGCGTTCACTTTTCGGAAAGAAAGGGTGAAAGCATGTCGAAAGGCTTGAAAGGCATAACAGTCGAAATCGACGGGAATACGACGCCGCTGAACAAAGCGTTGTCTTCGGTAAACGCAAACGCCAAAAGCCTACAGTCTGAATTGAAGGGCGTGAATTCGCTTCTGAAACTGGATCCCAAAAATACAGAACTGGCAGCACAAAAGCAAGTGATCTTGAAGCAAGCCGTTTCCGAAACAGAAGAAAAGCTGAAATTGCTGACGCAAGCTGAAAAGGAAATGGCGGAAGCAGGGAAGGACGTAAACGACGAAGGATATAGAGATTTACAAAGAGAAATCGCACTGACAAAATCAAAGCTTTCAGACTACAAAACAGAATTGAAAGCAGTAGAAGACCAGCAGAAGAAAGCAGCAAAAGAAGCTGAAACGCTGGGAACAAAAATATACAATATAGCAAGCAAAATCCCAGTGGTGAATAAACTTGCAGACGGCTTCGTGAAAGTGAAAGGGAAAATCACTGAAACAGTAAAAGAAAGCGAAGCTGTCAAAAAGATCGGAACTACTGTGGAAGGCGCAAAACAGAAAGTTGAAGCATTCAAAGACGCGCACCCAGCCGTCCAGAAGGTAGCAGACGCATTCGGAAAAGTGAAGACGGCAGCGAATGAAGTCAAAGAAAAGATTCCGCCACTATCAACGCAGCTGAAAGCAGTCGGCGACGTTGCAGCGTCGGCGGCAAAAGGCGGATTCACAGTGCTGACGAATGTTGTCGGCGGAACAATGAAAGCTTTTGCGGGATTCACAACAGCTGTCGTGGGGGCTGGCGTAGCGGTAACAAAGTCAGCCGTCGAACAGTATGCAGAGTACGAACAGCTTGTCGGCGGCGTGGAAACGCTTTTCAAGGATTCCGCAGGACAAGTCGAAGGATATGCAAACAATGCATATAAAACAGCGGGAATGTCTGCAAATCAATACATGAACACTGTGACGGGATTTTCCGCGTCGCTTCTTCAAAGCCTGGACGGAGACACAAAAGCAGCCGCAGAAAAAGCGGATATGGCTATAACAGATATGTCGGACAATGCAAATAAAATGGGAACAAGCATTGACAGCATTCAAACGGCATATCAAGGATTCGCGAAGCAAAATTATACAATGCTGGACAACTTAAAGCTGGGATATGGCGGAACGAAAGAAGAAATGCAAAGGCTTCTTGACGACGCGACAAAGCTTTCTGGTGTCAAGTATGACATATCTTCATACGCAGATATTGTTGACGCGATTCACGTTGTTCAAACAGAAATGGGAATCACGGGAACGACAGCAAAAGAAGCAAGCACGACAATCGAAGGTTCGATCAATTCGACAAAGGCGGCGTGGTCGAATCTCTTGACTGGATTTGCAAATGACGAAGCAGACGTCGGCGCACTGATCACAGATCTGTGTGATTCGGTGGCAACAGCAGCAAACAACTTGATTCCGCGAGTGATTCAAGCAGTCACGTCAATCGTTGAAAATGTACCGATAATTATTCAAGGGCTTGCAGGAACACTGACGACAGTTTTTCAAGAAGGACAAGGGCTGATAACGTCGCTAATGCAACCACTTGTTGACGCGTTCTTCGGGCTGATCAATGCGGCAATAGCGTTGCTTCCGACACTTCTCCCAGAAGTGCTGAATGCGGCGATTTCATTGTTTCAAGGGATTCTGGACGGATTGAATCAGACGATCCCAAACTTGCTGGCTATGCTGCCAGTAATGATTCAAAATATAACAGATACACTCACAGCAAATCTTCCGCAGATCGTAGCGTCTGGAATTGAAATTCTGGTCAATTTGATCAACGGAATCACAAACGCAATTCCTTCACTGATTCAAGCCGTGATCGGCTCTGTCTCTTATACACATCTCCGAGCCCACGAGACATCTCAGGATATCGTATGCCGTCTTCTGCTTGAAAAAAAAAA